GTTGATCTGAGCTTCGCTCAGATTACCCGGATTATTCTCGTAGTCCATGACAGGAGGTAATTGCAGCGCCTTGGTGCCTCCTACTTTTTGCAATGTCGTAGCATAATGCGCAGCTTCAGCCTTGGCACCATCGGTAGTCGTTGCGCGAAAAAAATGATACGTCCCTACCAGCATGCCCGCCGCCAATGCGCCGGTTACATTTTTCTGAAAATTCGGATCGATATACTTCTGCCCTTCGGTGGCCTTGATGAACACAAATGTCATGCCGCTTGCCTTCACTTTGGCCCAATCGATATTGCCCTGATAACGGGAGACGTCTATGCCCTGCGTATTGCCCGAGCTTCTCGTTTGCATGTTTCTCACACCCTTTATGCGGCAAATTGCCGTTTGTATCAGCATTTTGCATCATTCGGTTCAAGCGCTCCCGGGTACAAGTATAGACAGATTAGATCATTCTGATCTATACATTGCTGATTGGAAGTCACTCTCTTGATTGATGCAAAATGCTCCTATAGTTAATGCTTGGGGATCGGGAGTTGCTTGTGTGCGTGTCCCTGATGTTGGTAAAAGGTAAGTCGGACGGCTATGGGTTATGTCGGTGAGTTTTCTTGGTCAATCTGCGCTTCGTATTCTATGTCGGTGTTATCTAACTTCTATTGGTAGTCTATTGGGCATCCATCAACTCACTAAGGAAAAATACCGATTCGGTACGTGTCCATTCCAGACACGGATCGTTCTTCCGATCGCTGTTGTCTCCAAATTTTCTTGATTCATTTTCTTAAAGGTTAGAAATTCGGAGACAAAGACGACCGCTACCGCTTCTTCAGAATCGATTCCGTCTCCTTCACTACTTGTAGCCAATGGACAGGGATCGGCCTTCGATTCGAATATTGATCTATCTCTTGCTACTGGGAACATTTGAATGAATGCTAAGTCCCTACTTCATTTCATCTCTGGTCTGTTGATCAGCGTCCTCATGATTTGACTTTACAAAAGATTCTTTGGAATCAGGAGTATAGTTGCTGGGAATACCCCCGTCCCCTCCCTTGCCCTTAAGCACCTCAATGGCCTGCCTGATCGCAGGCGGGATTGGTGCGCCCAACTTGCCCCCATTTTCAATAATGGACAACAACTCATTTGCGAAATAAAAAAAGGCGACCGCATCCCTGAACAAATGTCCGTCTCCCAGAACACCGTCCACCAGATGAGCCACCGATACCATTGCAAATATAAATACTTTTCGCGCGATGCCGAACATGCCGACATTACTCTCCAGCTTGCCATTCATCCCAGCAGCCGCGATACCGGTAAGGTAATCGAGAATGACGAACACGAGTAGCACCCCGAGCACACCTGACCAGCCACCGAAGAAGTAGGTTGCTGAGCTGCTCATGAGTGCAATTCCCCATTTCCATAGTGTGTCCCATCTTTCCATGGTTTCACCTCCTTTCTCATGCACATCAATTTAAGACGCAGAACTAAAATTTAGGACTGACTCATTTTAAACTTATTAATTAAAGTAAATATGAGTATTACTCAAGTGAGTACCTAACACAATTTTGCGCTCAAAGTTTAATCACAAGATCATCAGCTCTTCCGTGTATCTAGATCCATAACCATCGAATACGGATATTTGGCGGTTAAAGGCAATGTGGTTAAAGACCCTCTATTAAAAATGGCCTTACCCGTTTTTAAAAGAAAAGCCCTCTGACCACTCTAGAGGGCTACTTGGTACCCATTATTACATATTATAATTAGTACTTCTCTGCCTCGTTGGTCAAAATATGAGCTATCCCGTTTTTGAGGGTCAAGGCTTCAATCACATGCATAGGTGTTTAGAACAAGCATAATGGGGCTTTCCCCCCATAAAGTAGTTAAATTTCCAAAGGCATTCCTTAATAGAATTCAATAACGGTTAGACCTTCAAACCGAGACATTACACGACTATTGATGTTAGGCGTACCACCACTGGAGTTCATCTTTATGCCTACAAGTGAGAGTCGAACCCAAGTTGGCTTTGCCTCTGTCAGCTTTGCGGTGTATGTGTCGTTATTGACCATATAAGTGATATTTCCACCTGTGGTCATGTCAACTTCGATGTTACCAATTCGTAGTTTTCTCGTTTCCCACATGCTAGTAGCACTTTGGAATGTATTTGGTAGTATTAGTGACTGCCCAGGTGTTTGTATGGCGAGTTGAACATATACTTGATCACCAGAGCCTGCATTGATAGCCGCGATATAGTTCTTTTCTACGTCGTACCATTTGAAGGTTAGAATACTTCGCTTAGTTGGGTTTACCTCAAGTATAGTTGCATACTTGTAATCCGTACCTGAATTAGAAGCCTCATTGATTTGTTTGGTAAATGTAGTGTATTCAGTGACTTTATTGGGAACTAAGGAACCAGAAACTCCATAGATTGATTTGTTCAATACGATGTTGGAACTTACTAGGTTAGGCTCTCCATGAACGATGATATCGCCACCGTATATGCCTGCTGGTCTCGTTTCAGCACTGACGCCCGGTGTGATCGTCAAAGGCCCGGTCGTTCGTTCTGGCAGAGTACCCAAAATATCCTTTTTTTTCGAATTGGAAAAACTTTTACCAGCCCTTACATCAGATGGACTAGCATCACCTACAGCTCGTAACACTTCTTTTATTTTCGAGATAAGCTGTTCCCATTTTTCACTGGTGGATGCGGATATACCTATGGAGCTAAGCGCGGCAACCACTTCCGCTTTCCGCTCAGCTCCAGCTTGAAAAGCCAGTCCTACCGCTTTCTCAGTAGCAGCAACATCTTCTCTATCGCCGTCTGTTTTGTTCGACAATTGAACCTTACCCTTCTGCGTCAAAGACGCGTCGGGAACATCTATCTCACTCACCGCTTCACGAAGCTCCTCTAAATCTTCCTTAGTCGCCACACCCTCATCAACCTTCTCCCAGTTCTGATCCAGATATTTATCCAGATCAAAATAGGTTGTCGATGGCGAAGAACGGTCAATCTTATTCAATCCAAGATTCGGTGTTTTTGGTTCATTCATTTAAGCCCCACCTCCTGCAAATTTATCCTGCCGGGTCTGTTCAATCTCAGCCAGCGTCATGCTTTCAACTTCCGAGATCGTCAAATACCGCAGACGGTAATCCACGGTCATATGTGCTGGTTTGATATCCTCAATCGCTGCCTTCAGATCGTCCAGATTGGGCGGCAAGCCCCATGTGTCGATGAAGCGGATTCGGATCAAGTATTCCTCGGGCGACACGGATACATCAATCCCGCCACTTTCATAGGCCTGCGCCACGTTCTTGAGCATGGAGCCAGAGACTTTGCCGCTGCCGCGCATCTTGGAAATGATTACGGATCTCCGCTGGTCGTCCGGCTTGGCTTGATTCGTCGGAATCTGCAAATCACGCTCATAACGCTCCAATGCCCAGGTCGCAGACTCCGGGTAGAATTGGTCCAGCACACTTTCCAAACCTACCGTAAGCTTGTTCAGCTCTACACCTTCGGTCTCTGTAAGAAGCTGCATCTCCAACACATTTTCATACAACGGTGGCAAAAGATTCATTAACATCTCTGCTTTACTCATGTCACCTTCACCGTCCCAAGAACGGCTACTGCACCGGGGGCGATCTCCAGATTGGACATCCCACCATTCACCAGCAGATCGCTGTAATCGATCACGGGCGGAATATCCAGAATGACATTGGCAATACGTGTCCAACGAACCAACGGATCGGCAAAAGCCAGTTCTTTCAGATACGCCGTAACTCCCGTTTCAATCAGTGTCTTCACGCCCTCGTAAGTTGAACCGGAAGCAAGCGTGACCTGTACTTCTACATCAATGGGTATCTCTTCCGCTCCCACTACTGTGACTACAGGTCCGATTGGAGCTGCACCTTCGCCCATTCCATCCTGGGTTGGATCGATATATTCTTGCACCGCCTTAATGACCGCCTCAGCAGGTGTTTGCATTTCATTATTCAGCAATGCCACTTTGACTGTACCTGGCCCGTCCCACAGTGGAAAAGCCTTCGCTTTGCCCACACCGGAGTTTTCCCGTGCCCATAACTCATACTGATATTTGTTGGCACTCGTGACCGGACGGGATACTTTATCCTGATATCGGTCGTACAAGGCCTGGTCCGTTTCCTCGTCTTCGCCAGGAGCCAGCAACTGTGTCAATTCAGCTGTCGTCAGGCCGGTAATATAATCGATGGGCAGCAGGGCCCCCGTATATTCATTACCTTCCGCTCCCGCGACTTCACATTCCAACACATACTGCCCTGACGCGATGCGTTCCACAACAACATACACCCGATCCCCCGTGGAAAAACGGCTCTGCAAAGGAACCTCAACAGGTTTACCTTCGTTATCCCGGAAACGGCCAACCCAACGCGCCTTCGTGGCCGCTTTCCGACTAATGCCCGACCAAGCCACCGCGCGATCCAGATATTCTCCAGAAGCTGTATCCGCAAACTTCAGATTGGCGTTCACATCCAGCTCGATATACATCTGAGCCATTTCCACAGCCGCTGGCGCAAGCGCATCATAGATAATACTGCCTTCACGTTTATCCACACCATCCGGCACTCTGTCCAGCATTCTATTTAAAATAATTTCAAACGTCTGCTCTTCATACATCCATGTTCACCTCCGTCGCTTCCCTGAAGCTGCCAAAATCTGTTTCCACGGTAAAAGACACCCGTACCCCATCCGCCTTGTGGACAAAATCGAACTCGGTTACATCCGAAATGCGATCATCCGGAAGCAAGGCTTCGCGAATCCAGCGTTCCAGTTCCGATTCAACCATGGATCTCCCGGCCATTCCTTCCCAGGACCATTCCATGCCGTAATCCGAAGAATAGATTAGATGCTCGTAGCGACGAGTGGACAATACTTTGTACACCGCTTGCTTCACTGCATCTTTTCCGTCGAGTTGCAACCTTCCGATTCGTTGCCCAGAAGGTTGAAGTACATACGTTAGGCTTGGAAGAACAGCCGTCTCTTCCTGATCTTCTGCACTTATCTGCGCGCCCTGAGGAATCATGGATTCACCAGCCGATCCAGCACGACAAAGCTGTCTCCGCCTTGAACACGTAACAACAAGACATGGTCACCCACGGTCCAAGCTTTGTTCACTACGGATTCCGGAAGTACCAGAAAAGGCTCAGCCAATGCCATCCGTTGTTCAACGGTAATCTCCAGAGGCTGTGTGTTTGTCACGCTTCCGTACATTACCTGAACGGGAGACTTGGCATCTACAGCGGCCACCGCCGCCTTTTTAATCACGTCCAGCATCATTTATCGTTACACCACCTTCAAATCCAGCGACATCGTGTGCACGCCCCCCTGTACCTTATGCGTACATTCGTCTACCAGAAAATATTGATTAATCTTGAGTTCATGGATCTGAATGTTGACGTAACTGCCTGCCCTCACCTTGAAATCACCAAGCGCATCCACTTTCAGAGTCTGCGTCTCGCGGTTACGAAGGGTCATCAGGGTCTTCAGCATGGCATCAATCTGGCCTTCGTTCAGGCCATCATCCGCTTTTTGGTACAAAAAAAGAAGCCCCCATTGACGGATGCTGCCTGAATCCTGATGAACAAACGTTTCTCTTTTTCCCGTATCCTTGTTATCCCGGTACAGCTTAATCTTGTTATATGTCTGGTCGTCAATCGACTTAGTATAACTGTAATCCGTGAGCAGACTGTTATCCCCAATGACAAAGCCGTAAGGCATCTCTTCCACATCCCGAAGCACAAGCTTGCCGAAATCATCGTAAAAGATATAGTTTTTGCCGCCATAGATCAGCGTCCGGTCCAACGCCTCACAGATCATGTCGATCAGCTTTTTGTTATCAAATAACATGCGTGGAATAACATATTTCGGCTGGATCAGCTCGCCCACCTTCAATTGAAAATCGGTAGCAATTCGTTTGATCACATCCGTAGCGGTTGCGTTAACGAACTTGTACGTCTGATTCGCGGTTAGATAACGAGTCTGATCGTAGGCTTTGATTTTGACACTTTCGTCCTTGCCGCTATCCACCGAGAAGATATATCCGTAAAATATGCCTACCTCGTTGCTGATATATTTCACGACATATCCATTCTCATAGGTGAATTTCTTATTCTGATATAGACTGCCCTTGATCAACGTGAATTCCAGAGAGGAGGGCTTGCCGATGCGGGAGGTTTTGTACGTAATGTCGCCAGCAATTTCACTAATGTCCCAGATGTTGCCCTGCTTGTCATCCAGCAATAACCGTTCCTTCATGTTTGCCAGCTTATCATCCAGCCTGATCTGCTCTTGCATATTCCCTCTCCTTTCACGGAAGCTTGATTACAAGTCCAATCGGCAGCTTCTTCAGTTGTGCATCCTTGATGCCATTCAGCTTTTGCAGCTCTTTCCAGCGAGCTCCATCTCCCAAATGGGCTTTCGCTACAGACCACAAAGAGTCTCCGGCTTTAAGTGTGACGATCTTTGTTTGAATTTTTTCATTAGGCCGAGAGGCTTTGGTTTTCGTTTTCGAAGCAGCAGTATCCTTACTATCCTTGAGTGGAACCACTTTTTTGGCAGCATAAAAGATAAACTGCTTCAGCTTGATATCATACTGAATATCCCCCACCGTGCCCGCTGTCTCCTTCCAGTCGAAGCTCTCAATGGAAACAGCCATATTGATGGTGTACCTTGCACTGGAAAAGAACAGCCTGACGG